GGCCTGAGTGATTGGCTCGCTCTGAGACATCACTACATAGCCAGTATTCTGCGTACCAATCGAACCACCAAGCGCGGCAAGGTTGCCTGTTCCGTCACTGGTAAGAACGTTACCAGCGAAGATTGGCCCCGTGAAGGCAACTCCAGGCTGTACTGGGCTGCCATTCGGATTGGGATAAAACCCAGGCTGTGTGTCGTTTATGGTCGTAGCCATGACTTATTCCTTTTTACGAGGTTGGGAATGAGCCATAAATTGCGCGCCAGTTATAATAACCGAAGCTGTAGCGCTCATAGCCCTTGACCAGCAAGTTGTCAGTCACGAAATCAACCTGAAGGTCGGTCTCGAACTTAATGCGTTCCATATACGACAGACCTTCGATGTTGGTCAGCAAGAACCAAGCATATGCAGATGTCAAGAAGTCGTTGCTCAGATAACCATCTGGCAAGCCGCCGGCGGTGGTCAAAATAGCGTTGACATCATTATCTGCGGTGCCTGGGCGCAATTCAGTCTTGGTCAAACGAATTGCAACTGGCTCAAGAGCCGGAGGAATAATCAATTTGCGGCCACGAGCGAAGATTTTCAGACCAGCCTGATCGCGGAAGTTTGTACGAATGGCAACCATTGCATTTAGCAGGGTAGCTTCGTTCAAATCAACCTGAGTGGTTGGAGTGTTGGCAATCGTTCCACCATCAATCGGATGGTTGGTCGCGCAAAGTGCTACGCCATCGCCGTTGACTGCGGTGTTGTAGGTGCTTGCGGTGTTCAGGATCGAAGCGCCGTAGATTTCCTTGGTCTGATGGAAAGATTCCATAAGGCCGAGGTTCGAGGGCGTAAACTGGGTCTTGTAAAGGTTATCGTCAATCGCCTTGCGGGTGATGGCATAACCAAGACCAATTTCACTGTGTTCCTGATTGTAGATGTAACGTTCACCAGCGCCGTTATCGAAAGCAGTCTGGCCGCCTTCGCTCTTAAGCTGGGCAAGACCGAGGTAGCGCATTTCTGCGGTACGTTCGAAAGCCATCTTAGAGTCGTGCTTAGTGAAAATTTTGTCATACTGAGAAGGAATCTGCTCGTATTTGCCTTCAACCCCACGCAAGCCTGGGAGGAGAAGGTCTTTAATTGCTGAAAGATTTACAGCCATAGTCCTATACTCCTATTAGATGCCAGCAAGAGCGCGCTGCATTGAGTTATTAAACCCAACAACGATCTTGTTGTATGCTGTGGTGGAATCATTGCCGTTTACGGAAGCAAGTGGGCTGGTAGCACCAGGCACATAGTTCGCAAGAGCAATAATGCGGAAAGGCAAATAGTTGTTGGAAGCAGAACCAGCGCCTGAGTTTGCAATCAGCGAGTACTGATCAGCAAAGAAAGTCGACAGACCATTGGCAGTGTTGCCGTTAGCTTCACCAGTTGCTGTGTAGTCGTTGTAGTTGAACGAGATGTTCTGACCAACGTTTGCAAGACCAACTGCGGTGGCAGTGGTGTTGGAGTTTGCAGTTTGCACAATGAACTGAGCATTCGGATCAGTAACAACATATGCAGTCACGTCGCCGTTGGAGCCAGAGCCAGGCCAGTAGTTGTTAAAGTTCGGATACTTGATTGCTGTACCAAGGTACTTGCAGCCAGCGAACACACCAGCGATTGGCACATACACGGTAACAGTACCAGAAGCGGTCGAAGTGGCGCTTGGGGTCTGTGGGCCGTAGGAAGCGCACACAGCAGTCGTGGTAGAAGCCGAAGTCACCTGATAGGTGCCGTTCAGGTTTACGCCAGATGCAGTGGTTGAGCCAGTGATGGTGATGACCGAGCCAACTGGGGGTGCCCACGAAGAAGGTAAGTTACCAGAGGTCGATGTGCCAGCCGAGAAAGTCACGGTCAGCGTACCAGCGGCGCTGGTAGTGAGGGCGGTTGCAGCAACAGTCAAAGTGACTGGGCCGTAAGCCTGAGTGATGTAGCCAGTGCCTATACCAGTGGTATTGGTTGCCTGTACTACGGGATCACCGAAGAAAATTGGAGTCGTATTGCCGGAAGCGATAGCAAGCTGAGTCTGCTCGTAAGTTGGAGCCGAACCAGTGCCCTGATACTGCGAAAAACCGTTGGGCGCAAAAATGTTGGCCATGACGGGATTCTCCTTTCAGAGAGTTTCCATCATCGCGCACCTGGGGCGAATCTATGAAACGGGAAAAATCGGTTTATCTTCTACACCTGGAGAAGAATGTTTTTACAATAATCATAAAAATAAATTGTTGTCAAACAAAAAAACAGGCCGCCCGTAGGCGACCCGCTGGTATTGTTTATCCTAAGCACATAAATACTACCAAACACACTAAAAGGCGTCAAGCATTATTCTTCAGGAATAATCAATGGCTCATAGCTTTTGCCAACCTTAGCACGAAGGCGTGAATCAGCGCGGCCAGCAAACAAAGGCTCGCTTGCTTTAAGCTGCTGCTCTTTATGAGTAACCTCATTACGGGCTTTGCGATATTCGCGTTCCTTCACCATATTGGTGATTTCCTCTGGACGCTCCATAAGCATCATGCCTTTGCGCTCGATTGCGCCTGTGGCTCCGGCTTCCATCATCTCAGGGTGCCGTGTTGCAGGAACGGGCTGCCAGCCTGTGCTCTTAACATGGTTTTGATGCGAGCGATCCTCCATATTCATAGAAGAAAACCGCTTCCACTCGTATGACCAGCCATCGGGGGGAGCCGGAACAGCAAAGTCATCAACACCATCAGCATCGAAGTCTGCTCCAGTTCCAAGAATTTCAGCGGCGCGGCGTTTTGCGGCAGCGCGTGGATCATCCTCACGAATTGAGGGGCGCATTTCTCTAGGTGCCATTAGTTCAGTTTCCCTTCTTTAATCAATGCAACTTTATTGCGGGCATATTCCTGATCGGTCATGCCCATCATTGATGCCATTTCACGTTCATCCGCCGAAAGGCGAACAATATTTGGTTTAGTGCCGGAATTATTTGTTGAAGTCCGAGACACGGGTGCAGAAGGCGGGGCTGTCCGTTGCCGCTGCGAAGTTGGGTTAGATGCAGATGACAATGGTGACTCCTGTTCTTCATTTGGGGTGTTTCTAATGTTTAATGACCGTTCAATAGTGCTAAAATACTCATCGGTATCAAACTCAATGTTATCGGCGGCGGCCATTTCATGCGCTGCAACCATTTTCTTAAACAAGCGCGGGTCTCGTGCATATTCTGGATGGCGGCGAACCCAATCCGCAGAGCGCGGACTAAGAGTACTAGCCAGAGCCTCGACAGGATCATTCTGTTGGACAGGCTGCTGTTTTGGGGCTTCGCGCATTTGCTTTTCATAAGCCACACGGCCTTGCTCAAGCTGCAATTTATTCAATGCAGCCGTTGCAATTTCACTTTGAATCTCAGCAATTCGGTCAACGTCCTGCTCTGCAAACGCCAAACGAAGGTTTTGCTTCATAATTTGTTCGTTGCGTTTTACAGTATCAATCGCATTGTCGATTAGTTTAAGATTGGTATCATCAACCTCGCCCTTTGCCTGATTAACACGATTTGTTGCCTCTTGAGCATTGCGCTCTGCTGCAAATCGCGCCTGGCGTTCTGCTTCAAGCTCTTTTTTTAGAGCCTGAATACCATCATCGACTGACAATTCAGGTTGCTTTTTAGGAGGATCAGCCTTTTCAACGACTATTTCTTCTTGTTTTTCGCTTTCCAATGGTTCAAGTTCAACCTTGAAGTCATCTTCCGGAAATTCAATATCTTTTGCACGTGCCATATTATTTCCCCTTACCAAATTTTATCTGGATGGTCAGTGCGACCCTTGATATTTACGTCATCAATGATGCGGCATGGCACATTATTGATTGTAATTGTCCAACCATCGGACGGGCGAGAGATTAACCAATCGCCAATCTCAAAGGTTTCGCCCTCAAACCAAGTTCCCGTGCCATCATTAAATGCGCTTTTGCCTTTTTTGACCAAAAGACCTACTTTCGATTGGTAAATATCCTCATCAACTGTTTTATCAGTCAAATAAATACCGCTTTTTGTCACTTTTGGCCGAATATATAAGGCGATTAAAAGCTGATTATTAAAAATATGGATATTTGACAAATCTCCAATTTCTTTATGCAACTTTTCTTTTGGGTCTACTTCGTGATTCATAATCATTGGTGGCATGGCTTTTCCCTCATTTGCCAGAGATTGTGCGGTCAGCCCTATTTTTTGCCTCATCGACAATTTCTAGGGCTTGCTGAAGTCCAGTAACGATTCCGCACAGATGTCGATACTGCTCATGTGAAGACGCGCAACCCCTCGCTAGGTTGTTGGCAATTTCTTCGCATTTCTCATTGATGGATTTATTGATCTCATCAACTAAATAACTTGTAGTTGTTAGCATTTAACTTCCTATCCCTCATAAAGAAGTGCGTGGCCGGACGCGGAGGGAACGTCCGGCCTGCTCTCACCCGCGCACTGGGAGAGACAATGCCCGGGGAAACTTGTTACGGGCCGTATGCCTTAATCTTTTCTAAACGGCCTTCACCGCCACCCGCACCATCACGGATTGGGTAGTTTGTGCGACCGCCTGATTTACGAGGCATCTGTGGAGGCATAGCGCCGCCCATAGGAGGAGCCGCACCCATTGGCATTCCGCCGCCCGCTGGAGGCATTGGCATAGGCATGGGAACCGCAGGGGGACGTGGTGGATTAACTGGTGCATTTGGAGGAATGCCCTCAGCGCCATCTTTACGACCAGAACTGATAATAATGTTAATGTTGGTCTTGCCTTTGGCTTTGCCACCATGAGCATGAGCCGAACGGCCACCAACAGCGCCTGGTATCTTTGTCAAAGAATCGCCAGAGAATACATTGCCGCCGTGTTTTCTACCTGTACGAGCCTCTGGCTTTACCATTTTTTTGATAAGTTTTTTATCTTCAGCAACATCGGAATGTTCGGCTTTACCGCCATGCTTACGCATACCGGCTGCCTGACCCATCATTCGTGCTTGGTCGGACAAAGGATTGCTGCCGATTGGTCCACCGCCGAACTTAGGAGTACGACCTCCGCCGCATTTCTCCGCACGACCGCCAGTTTTCAGGCCGCCAATGTGTTTAATGCCGTCACGTTCTTCATTAGCCATTTTCTGATCGCGGTTAAGAAAACCATCAACCGACATGGCTTTGCCGCCTTCTTTGCGGGGCTTACGATCTGCGCGGTGTTCTGATTTGTGTCCTTCGGCATGACCTAAAACCTTACCGCCTTTTTTAAAGGCTCGCTTGCTAATCGGGCGCATACCAGTTTTTACGCCAGCATGTTCCGCGTCGGGCGGTGTCCATGTGGAACTATCAACTTTCTGATGCGGGTCTGCACTAGCTAGGCGTTTTGCTTTACTTTTCATAGCCTCGCGGGCTTTTTTGGATTCTTCGGACATGCGTTTAACTCCAGAGTTTACGGGCGTCCCCGTGACCGCTTAACGAGGGACATAACATCGAGCGGTGCGATGTTAGTTTTGTTGAGCGCTTGCTCGACAATGGGGTTATGATGCGGAATGTAACCGCCGCGTTTAAATCGTTTCTGTCCTTTTTGAATTGAATCAGCAGCTTTATCACTCATTGGTATATAATGTGAAAAAAACTTATCTTCTTCAGTGAAAGGAATAGCATATTTTTGAAACTGATTTGATGAATCGTGCTGGTTCATCAATTTTTGCATACGCGATGGAATTGTTTCATCATAAGGTTTAACTAATCCTTCTTCATTATTCCACCTAGCTGCTTGCGACCCGCCTGAAGTAAATGAAATACCGCGATAGTCCCCCTTTTCCGCCTCTGCCAAAATACGTTTTAAACCAAGATCAACCCATTTGTTTGTATCCTCAACATGAGGAGCAGGTGAAATTTTATTTTTTTGTGTTTTTAATTTTTCTTTTGCTGCAATTTTAGCATTTATAAATGGCTCCATAGCTAAATTATATTTTTCTTCGTATGGTTTAATAAGATTTGAATGTAACGGATCATGCCAAGGTATATGGTAAAATTGTTCTAATTTTTTTTCATAAATAGGCCAATGTATGTCATTAGCTTTTTTCCATTTTTCAACAGCATCCTCATACTCTTTTTGAAGAGATTGATCTTTAAAACCTTTTTGACGGCCTTTTTGACCCCAATCAGATTGCAGTTCTTCCACATGCAAAACCTTCCCGCCTTCTGGATGCGGTCGGTCACTCATACGAATGTGAAGCAATGGGTTACTATCTGAATAATGACCTCTGGCCGCAAATTTCTCTTCTTCAGGTTTATGTTGAAGAACAACTTCCCGATAATTTTCTTTTGGGCCAGCTAATTGGTATCTTGCATGGGGTGCGTTCATGCCGCGATACACATTTTCTTGATAATCATTCATGTTAGAATGATCAAACGCTTCAGCTACGTCATCTTTATGCAATTTACCAGAACCGCTTGCCAGCATATCACCCACGCCTGACCATCTCATTTCGTCTGGTTTGACACGAGTGCTTAGATATTGTTGCCATTGCTGCGGTGTTTGTTCTGGTTGTTTTGCTTGAGATGCAATGTCTGCACCCTCAGAATATAATCCAAGTGAATTTACGTTTCGATCAACCTCACCGCCTTGTGCTTTACCAAACAATGGATGGTTAGGATGCCAAGCAGAGACATCCCCGCCTTTAGATTTTTGTACGAGAAAAGAACGAGAAATTCTTCTTTTTCCATTTTTTCCAAAATCAACCAAAGCGCTGTTTTCATCAAAATCAAGTACGTTTCCTTCACCAAATTTTTGATGAACAACAGTTTTTGACAAAGGAGGCAAAACATCTCGTGGAATTAAACCATGATATTGACCATACTTTTTTGCACTTTTGATTGCTTCTTCAACAAATTTGTCGGATTTGTCTCCCTTTAAAGGTTCAAAATAGGCGCCAGGTTGATAGTATCTTCGATTAGCAAAATGATCGCTTATCCTGACAGTGAATGGATATTCACCTTCTGGACTCAAAAATCCGCCACCATAAACATAGTGACTCACGCCAAATCCAGTTTTGGATTTGCTGATTCTTGTCGGTATGCCATATTCTGCACTTAACGCATTAGCAATTGCAGAAGAATGATTATCAATTTCATTTTCCGACGCAGGGCCAATCTTTTGAAATGGTAAAGCTTTTCCGCCTTCGCCCGTTCCTATTTTTTCGTTACTGTATCCTTCCGGCCCAACAGAATGCGGGCCACCTTGATAAGCTGTAATAGGTTCCTGATCAACCTCACCGCCATCGGCATAACTGTCTTTGTTGGCTTCCCAAAGGCTATCAGCGCCCATGCCCTTTTCACGAGCCGCAAGGTCATCTTCCATTGCTTTCATTGCGGCTTCGTCAGCGTTTGGCTTTACCTCATATGATGAGGGCGTAATTCCTTCACCAAATGACGGGGCTTCATAATCCTCAGCGGGTGCAAAAGACAATCCACGAGTCCCTGGCGCTGGAGTAGAAGGCACCCCACTAGCTAGTGGTGGCATTCTATCGCCCGTATCATCTGGCTGCACAGGAACATTGGCATTAACTTGCGGAAATCCATAAGTCATTGGCGGCGGTCTGTTGGGCCAGTCATTTGGCTGCACAGGAACATTGGCATTAACAGGCTGCAGAGGAACATTAGCTAGTGGCGGCGGTCTGTCGCCCGTATCAAATGATGCAGGACGAACAGGCGGCAAAGGAACATTGGCCGGAGTTGGTGGCAAATCACCATAAAAAGGTGTTGGCACATTTGCCGAAGTTGGCGGCGTTGTAAACTGCGGAAGAATTGCTTCAACTAAAGGTCCATATTTTATTGGGTGCACTTGATCTGAAGATAAATTTTTAGGGTCCAGCGGTCCCATAAAAGAAGCGCCAGTTTTTTGGGCAATGTTTGATAATAGGCCATTCACATTCAGATTGTTAAAATCGTCTCGGTTACCAACACCTAATATTTTAATATTTGAAGCAGGTATGCCAAGATCAGTAATTGCTTTAATTTGACGAATCGCCGTTGAAGTATTTTTTGGGTCATTTGATGAGCCAGTTGATAATATAATTGGGCCAGTGCCGAAGTCAGCGGGTGTCATAGATTGAATTTTTTTTAATATTTGATCGGGTCTTAAACCAACTGTTGCATCTCCTCGTGCCGATGGCCCAAGTTGATTAAGAACCCCCTTAGCAATTGAATCGCCAATAACAAATGGGTTTTTTGAATTTTTATTGGCCGAATTTGGCTGTGCATTACCATAAAAAGGCGTTTGCCCCACATTGTTTGTGGCATCAGCATATTGTCCAAAACCACTAAATTGCTTGGTAAATGCCAAACGGTTTCCCCACTGAGAACCGTTTTGCGGAGCCTGTGGCGTCCAACCCTTAGGACGCTCATACCGCATTTGAGCAATAGTTAATTGTGTCGGGTCATTGGTGCTATTAACCAGCTTGCCTTCAGGGCGGTTGCGCAATTCATCCAATGCCGCCGCAGCTTGTTCTTGAGCACTCATTCCACGCATATCAAGGCGGCCAAGATTGTGGCCATACATGCCGTATCCGTTGCCACTATCGTGAATAAGATTAGGATTAAATCCGCTTTCTGCTGCGGCGGCACTAGTCAACATTGTGGCTTCGTTTGGCGTTGCGCCGATGGACATTAAATAATCATAGTGCATTTTAGCCCTCTGCAATAAACTTCCCTTAACTAATGGCGTAGCATTATCTCCAACTTGCGGTCTTGCCTGTTGTGTAGCCATTGGCGATTGCGGCGCGGGTGATACATCCTTATCGCCGCCAAAGCCCGATGCGCCCCAGTTGTTAGGCTGTTGCATTGGCGCTGCATGATCCTCTGTAGGGGCGGAAAAAGATTGACCAAGATCATCTGGGCGAGCCTGAGGGACAGGAACATTAGCGGGCTGACCTACACGGCCTTGCAGCATTGGCTTATTCGCAACATCAACGCCATACAGCGCGCCCTTATACGGAAACGTGGACGGACCCTGCCCCGCCAGATACTTCGCACGAGCCAACGCAAACGCCGCATTAAATGCTTGGCGCTCTGGACTTGGAGTTCCACCACTTGCTAGAGCGACCTTAATCGGCTTGATATTGCGGGCGGTGTGCAGGACGTTGCTCATTGATTAGGTTCTCTCTCATCAATAATTGGCCTCAAAGCGGGTTCTGCCGGAGCCTTAACACCAGTTATAGCCGGAACCACGTTGCCAAGCAAATGTTTGACAACCTGTTCGGATTCAGGATGCACAGCGATATTTTGCGCTAGGTCAATCATTTGAATGCGCTGCTTTGCAAGCATTTCCTGCTGATCAACCATATTGTCCATAGCGTCTTTTTTCATCGCAGAACCAAGTTGCGCCACTTTGGTTTTACTGTCCAGCAACTTTGCATCCGCCAACTGCTTTTTGATCTCAAGTTCCTGTTCGGAAATAATCGAAGCATGGTGATCCATAACTTTATCATGGTCTGACTTTTCAGATTGCCCGCCAACCAACCCGCCTTGCTGCATTTTCATTGCATCAATTTTAACTTTAGCCTGATCAAGCTGCAACTTCCCATCGGCAAGTTTTGCCTTCGTGTCACTGTCCTGCTTTTTGATCTGCATTTCAGCCATTTGCTTTTGCAATTCAGGCGGTGGAGCGCCCTGAGCAGAAGCCGGAATCATAAATTGTTCTGGATTGCTCCAGCCAATAGCTTTCAACGATGCTGTGTCAATCGCAATCGGATCATACAGCGACGGGTTTTGCGCCTGTATTTGCTTCAGGGCAATAATCTTCATAATGCGCTGTGTTTGGCTGGCGGTGTTGGGGTCAGCCTGTGGCACCAGATCAACTTGACCAAGAGCGCGAACAAACGTTTCCTGATCCCATTTGCGGGCTGGGCGGCGGTTTTGCTGCCAGAACGATTCAGGATTTTCTTTAAAGCAGCGTACAAGCAATTCAAATTCTTCAGCCTGAGCCGCATGCATCCGCTTATGCACCGAGTTCATGACCTTTGTGGCTTGATCAATCAGCGCTAACGTTGTGCCAACCGGCGCATCAGACCTGCCCTCGCCAACGGCCTGCTCTGACGTGCCGCCAAGGCGCTGACCCGTATCAGCCATGTTTTGCACCAGCGACATAAGTCCTGGCCCAACATCCTTGTACGGCAACGGCATAATGGCTTGTTGGATTGGCAATCCGCCTGTTTTAATCAATGCTCCACCGCCTGGAGGAACACGAAAGATGTTGGTGTTTTGACGTGCGCCCGAATCCGCATAAAGGAAGCCAGGGAAATTGGCGTACATGCCGGAATCAAGCATTTCTCGCCAAGCGGCAGTTATGGCGTTGGTTGTATTACCAAGGATGTGCAGCAAGCCGATGTCATAGAAGCCCATTCCAGGGACAAACGTGTATTTGACGAAGTTCGACCGCGCTACGGGGAGTTCTTTTGTATCCTCATCGTAATTACGCACAATGGACAGGATTTGTCGGCTAGTTGCGTCAATGGTTATGCGGTATGGGATTTCCAAGCCGGATTCTTTGCCCTTGCGCCTATGCTCGAAGCCCTGAATATCCAACTCGCAGTAGCACTCAAAGATTTCGCGGTTGCGGTCATCTGGATTTATTACGTCAAGAATAACGCCCTGCTGCGAGGCTTTTTCACGCTGCGCCGCATCGAAGTTAATCATCTTCGGCGTGGATAATTCCGTATCACGGTAAACGCCAAGAATCTGCATCCGTTTAACAGTCGATGACCGCATTGAAATACGGTGAGTTACGCGGCGAGCGTTTGTCAGGTCTGTGGCTGAATTGTTGACAATGAGGTCGTCTGCATCGACGGATTCTGAGACGGGACGATTGCGTAATGGGCAGAAATATACTTTTTTGAATGACGTCCCACCAAAGCCCAACATGAATAGCATTCTATCCGTATCGGGGTAGTATTCCTTCGCGGTGCTAGTGAGATAGTGGTTAATGTCGTTTTCAAGATCATTGGCGAGTTGGTCAGAGTCGAGGGTAGCATTGTTATTGTCCTCACGAATCTTTACTGGCCCATCTGTAGGTAGCATTTCGGATCGGGCGTTCGCTTGGAACCTGAGCACAGCTTCGAGAAGCAAAGGGTGCCGAACCTTGGACATTCCTTCGACGGGAGCGCCATCTGCAACTGATCCCAGTCCTGGGATTTCAATCTTGAGTCCAAGTAACTTGATTCCAAGCGCTCTGTCGTCAATCCATTCTTTACGGCTTTCGAGGTCGTCATTTATTCCCTTAAGCAAATCTTCTGAAATTCGGGACAGTTCCCTCTCGTCCACTTCATCGACCAGATTGTCAAACCAGTCTTTACGGTTTGGTTTACCAGCGCTTTCCAGGGGGGATCCATCCAGTGACAATGAGATTGATCCATCTGGAAATTCGATGGTTATAACATTGCCCTTGTCATCGTATGTCTTGCCGTCGGATTCATCTTCGTTTTCGATTGCCACGTCTTCACTGTCGAATGAAGGTGATTCCTCTGATTGCGGCATGAGACGAATGTGAGACGGAACGAGTGGCATAGTTTAATCCTTAAACCGAATACAATGGCGCGGGTTGTGTGGTTGGCCGACGCATTAAATCTTCGTAGCTTTGCTGCACTTCTTCCGCACGTTCCATCATACCCGCTTTTCTCAAGAATCGCAATGCAGAGCTGACAGTGTCTACGAGGTCGTCATGTTTGCCTTTCGGAAACATCATGCACTGAGTTATGACCTGATCAACCCACGTTTTATCCGGCGCGTAAATGAGGCCATCTTCAAACAAGTGCTGGATTGAATACAATCGGGCGATTTTGTCAAGCGACTTGGGATCATCTAGAATAACCTGATAGCCTTTATTGGAATATAGGCGGCGCAACTCTTGCGCTACGGGAATGCCTGCGGCTTTGTTTTCAATCAGGATTGTTTCGGCTTGCATCATTTTCATCGTATTGGCAACTTTTGTCACCAGATCATTAAGCTGCAAACGTTCCTGCCACGCATAGACCATCATAACTTTCGGGTGCGGCTGCTTGTAGGTGCGCTCGATCTTGTAAGCTTTGCCATCCTTTTGAAGCGCATTTGATGCTGTTGCAATCGGGTCTTCAGAGAACACGCCCCAAACAGTCATCGCGCTAAAGTCATTTTCAGTCTTTGTCGTGTAAGCCGTATCCAGCGAGGCAATGATGTAGTCAAACGCCGGAAGCGCCACATCGTTAGGCCAGAGTTGCCAATGGTCGCGCTTGATAATACCACCATCTTGCGGGCTGGGCTGTTGCTGGAACTGGCCGGAAACAGCGTATGATCCCATGATTTTCTTATCGCGCTCGACAACATGGGCGGGGAATCGTGCAGGAAAGTACAACTCTCCGGCAACAGTGCGCGGATCACTAGCGCCTAGCATTGTTGGTGCGGCGCGTTCTGGATCATATTCCATCGGAATCATAATCCAGTCATAACCTAGTTTTTTATCCATAATAACGCCCGTTAGGTCTTCTTCGTGCAGGCGCTGGGAGATTTGTATAATGGCTGACTTTTCTGGAGAGTTCAGGCGAGTTGGAACGGCTGTTAAGAACGTTTCAATGGTTGACTGACGAATAGCGTCCGATTGTGCGCCGTCGACGCTAAGGCCATCGTCGATGATAACACGATCACCACGAGCTCCAGTCATACCAGTAAGCGCGACGGCTTGGCGGAA